GTTTACTCTTTTGAGTAGCATATCTTGGAAGATATTCAGTGTTCCTTATCCAACCATAAGGTATAGAAACACTTTTAAAACTCATTCCCAGACTTTCGTAGGTATCTCCTGTGAACTTGTCCATGTTGTTATAACTTATAATAGTCTCGAAGTCCACAAGTGAAAGAAGATATTTAAAGAGTCTTTTTGTTCCACCTAGAACAGTAAATCCAGTTTTTGTAGCAAGTCTACCTATCTCATAGAGTTTGTCTTTTTTACTCTTTACTTTAAGAGTCATAAGTTGAATAAGTTCATCTCCCTGGTATAGACCAAGTGCATATGTACAAGGAACATAACCTTGTAAATGATTGTGTTTTAAAAATTCTCTTTGAGTTTTAACATCAACTTCTTTAATACTGAGTTTTCTGGCAAAGAGTTTCTTCTTCTCCAAGATTAGATTTTTTATAAAATTCTCTATCTTGGTTTTATCTTTAAGGATTTCCCACTCCCAGATAGAAATAAGCCTTATACCTTTATTTTTACAAAGATTGTATTTATGAAGATGATAATTCTTATCTTTAAATTTTTCTGAGTGCCAATAACCACCATTTATTTCTATTCCAAGATTAAATTCTGGAAGAAAGATATCCAGTTCCATAGGTGGAATTTTATCTCTTACTGAGGTAATAATTTCTCCAGAGTAGAAAGACTTTATGAAACCCACAAAATCTTCTTCAAGTTTAGAAGTTCCTGTGTAATGTCCTGCTTTTTGTATACCACATTCTTTACAACCTTTACCAACCAAATGATTATAAGGTAATTGCAAAAATTCTCCATGTATTTTACAGATAATCTTTACCTGAGTATGATTATTTGTATATTCTACCTTTGAATAATCATAAGTATCTGAATGTAGTTCTTTTGATTTTTTTATAAAATCTTCTGTACTTGATGAGCAATTTTCTTGTATATGATTTAGAGTAGACATCATGCCACATTCCTTGCATCCTTTACCTCTTAGATGATTATTTGGTGTTTGAAAGAATGATCCATGTACAGGACAAATGATTTCTATTTTAGTTTTATAATTTTCTACCTTACTTTTTGAATAATCATATTTGTCTCCATGTACAAGTTTTGCTTTTTCAAGAAATTTTTCAAGGGTAATTGATCTATTTCTACCATTTTCTATACATCCACATTCCTTACAGCCCTTACCACTTAAATGATTATATGGAATTTGTGTAAATTTTCCATGCACAGGACATATGATTTCTATCCTGTTTTTAGCGTTTACATAATTTACAAGAGAGTAATCATATTTTTCTCCATGAATCTCTTTTGCTTTTTTTATAAAAATATCAGTTGTAAAATTTAAACCCATGCAAATTTTATTCTACCTAAGTAAAAGAGTTTTTATTTTTTAAGGATAAATTTCTGTACTCCTGTAAGATAAATTTTTGAAAATCCTTCATCTCTCATTATTTCACTTTCGGATTTGTTTTTATCAAAACCTTTCTGAATAAGTTTACTCTTTTGAGTAGCATATCTGGGTAAATATACATTATTTTTTATCCAACCATATGGAATTGTTATATTTTCAAAAGTAAGTCCAAGTCTTTCATAAACTTCTCCTGTAAACTTATCCATATTATTGTAACTGATTATCTCTGTATAATCTACATATGAAAGAAGATGTTTAAAAAGTTTTTCTGATCCACCAATAACAGAGTATCCTATCTTTGTAGCAAGTCTACCGATTTCAAAGATTTTATTCTTCTTATCTTTTGCTCTAAGAGTCATAAGTTGAATAAGTTCATCTTTAAAATATAGACCAAGTGCTAAGGAACAAGAAACATAACCTTGTAAATGATTATCATTAAGAAATTCTCTTTGTTCTTTAATACTTACTTCTTTAATCTTAAGTTTTCTAGCCCCAAGTTTTGTCTTTTTTATGATTATATTTTTTATAAAATTCTTTATCTTCTCTTTATCTTTAACAATTTCCCATTCCCAGATAGAAACAAGTCTTATGTCTTTTTCTTTACAAAGATTATACTTATTTAAATGTACTTTCTTTTCTTTGAATTTCTCTGAATGCCAATACATTCCGTTGATTTCTATTCCAAGATTAAATTCTGGAAGAAAGATATCAAGTTCATATGGATATATTATACTTCTTGAATTTGTAATAACTTCCCCGGAATAGAAAGTCTTTATAAAATCTGCAAATTCAATCTCCATTTTAGATGTGTTGTATGTACATTTATAGCAGATAGATCCCTGGATATGTAGTTTTGGAGTTTGCTGAAATTCTCCATGAACAGGACAGATGATTGTTACTTTTGAATCATTTTTTGTATATTCCACAAGAGAGTAATCATACCTATCTCCATGTATCTCTTTTGCTTTTTGAATAAAGTCTTCTGTATTTGATCTCTGACTTACACCAAGATTTCTAAATGTACATTTGTTACAACCATTACTTTTTAAATGACTATATGGAGTTTGCTGAAATTCTCCATGTTCTTTACAAATGATTGTTACATTTCTATTGTTTTTTGTATATTTTACCTTTGAATAATCATACCTATCTCCATGTATTTCTCTTGCCTTTTTAATAAAACCCTCAGTAGAATGTCTCATCATATCATTTGCTCTATTTCTACTACAAGGAAAACAGCCACAACCTTTTAAATGTGAGTAAGGCTTTTGAAAGAATGAACCATGTACAGGACAAATAATCTCTACCTGGATACGATTGTTTTTATATTCTACCTTTGAATAATCATATTTGTCTCCATGAACACTTCTTGCTTTTTCAATAAAATCCTTAGTAGAAAATACAACATGAATAGGATTTTTGATATGGGAATATCTGGAACAAATTGGACAACCTCTTTTCATATAATGTTTAGAGGGAGTTTGTGTAAATTCTCCATGTTCTTTACATATGATTGTTACTCTTACCTTATTACCTTTATATTCTACCTTTGAGTAATCATACCTATCTCCATGTACAGATCTTGCTTTTTTAATAAATTCCTCAGTTGTTAGCCTTATATCCATAAAAATTTTATAACTTTTGAACAAAAAGGTTTTAAAATGTATAAATGATATATATGAGAGTAAAATATTAATATTTAAATATCATAATATTATGAGTAATTCATCATATCATTTCAGTGGAAGTAAAACTTCAGTTTCCCTACATGAACCATTGTTTCTTACTAAATTTATAGTTACCTTTATATTACCTCAGGCATTGCAATCTCGATATGGTACACAAGTACTAACTGAACAATGTACAAAGATTACAGGTCTAAATCTTGATAAAATGCCAGAAGTGGTAGAACAAGTTAATAGAGGTGTAAGTAGAGAATTTATTGGTACAATAGCTGATACAAAAGTGCACCCTAAATTAACATTTACTGTGAATGTTAGCCCTGATGGGACTCCATACCCACTTAATATTCTTAGAGATTGGGCAGGTCTTTGTTATTCTTATAATACAGGTTCTCAAACTCTTAAAAGAGATTATTCTGGTCAATGTATTATAGAAATTCATGCAAAAGATGGGACACTGATTAGAGCAATCAAATTCCCTATCTTCTTCCCAATGACTCCACCAAATGAAATTGACTTAGACAGTACACAAGACAACATTTACGAATTAGAGATGGAATTTGTCTGTGAAAACGGTCAAGATCTCTTAACTAATACACAAAGTAAGTAAGTTTTTCATTTATAGATGTTATTTTTATAAATACTTTTTGAGGAAGATTCCACCTTTTGGATCTTCCTCAAATCTTTTTAAAAAGTTCAGCGATCCTACACACATAAGGATCGCTGAGCAACTTAACAATAAATCAATCAAAAAAGCAACAACAGTTTTTGTTTTTAAAAGTTTATTTCTTTACAAAATTTACAATTTCTCTGTTTTTCTTCATTCTTTTCATTTCATCTTCTGTCTTATCACTTAGATAGCCATATGCACCTGTTGGGTATTGGACAAAGTAAATGTTTCTTTCCATAAATTTTCTATTTTTAAAAATAATATTCATTTGGAAGTGTGCAAGTTTCTCCCTATCTGGGATTTTTGTGAAATGGAAATTGGGATATTTTAGGAAGAAAATCATGTAGTGACTATCCAAACAAGTATTTTAATATTTTTATTCTTTTACTTTAACTATTCTATATTCTATCTTTCTATTTTTAAGTTCTATCTTAAAACTTAGGTTATTTTCTGTAAGTTTAAAAACTCTTATGTGTTTAACTTGAAGCACTATGTTGTCTGTATCATAAATCTTTATAAACATAAGTTTTTTAAGACCGAGCCATCTCTTTGCAAGTTCTAAAGTAGGTTCTATTCTGTCAAGTTCCCAACTATTAGAGTTGTACTTCTTCTCTATTCTGTAATGCATAAAGATAAAAGGTTTTTATTTAAAAAATTTTCTATCTTTATGTTTAAGTTCGATGAGTGTTCTTATAGGATAGGTTTTACCATCTTCTGTATAAAATGTATCCTGTACAACACCTCCACCTGTAACTGTTGTTTTCTTTGCTTTACATTTAAGCTCAGTTTCTGATTTACAAATAACAGGAGCAGAAAGAATGACTACATCATTTTCAAGTTCTATAAGATGGGTAGGATTTTCAAGGATAACATCTGGATTTTTATCCTTGTAAAGAAGATTACCATTTTCTGTAATTGTGTAGGTAGATTTACTTTTCATAAAAAATAATCATTTTTCTAAAACTTATATCTATCTATATTACAGGACTTTGATGTCTGGCATCTACCTTTTTAGTATTTCTTATTTCTTTTATTACCTCTTTTCTAACTTCCAGGTGCACAGGTTTTGCTTTGCATGATGAAAGAAAGAATAAGATAAGAAGTAGGAAGATAAGGTAAACTCTTCTAAAATATAACGCTTTCATAACTGTTTTGTTTTTTAAAAGATTCTGTAAGTTCTGCACCAAAAAATTCATTTACTCTTGAAAGTATAGGTGTACAATAGTGCAAGAAATCCTCCATATTCTTCTTTTCTATTTTATATTTTATATAGAAGAGTAAGAAAATAGAAGAAATCTCTTCAATGCTCTCTTTTCTAAAACTTTCAGATTTTTTGCCTGATATTTCTTTGTATTTTCTTGTAAGTACACAGATATCTTTGGATCTTGCAAGTGTAAATGTGTTTCCCTGTAAAAGAGAAAGTCCTCTCTGGAGTTCTCTTATTATAATTTTAAGTTCTCTTCTACCTGCTTCCCAAGTTTTATAACTGTTTGAATATAAGAATCTTACACCTTTTTCACTTTTACCTCTGTATTTGCTGTCATATGCAGATGAAATAGAACTTTGTTTAAGGATTTCAGAAAGAATACGGATAGAATAACTTTGTATTACTATATCCTGTGCTGTTTTAACTGTCATGAGCTGTTTTATTTTATTTTTAAATTTTATATCTCTCTAATGCCCATCGTTTCAAGGTTTTAAACATATTAAATGCTTAAATTTTATAAATAAAAATAATCAAATGAATCCTGAGAGAAATAAGGAAGAAGTTTTCTATAGTCCCATTTACCTCCCTGTTTTATTACTATCTCATTTATATCTTTACAATTACTAAGTTCTGGATGGTCACTTAGAAATTTTCTCCAAAGGAAAACTCTTAGATTTTCATTCATAAGTTGTAGAGATAATTTACTTCCAGCACTGTCCAGAGTAGTATTATCTGGAATATAGAGTCCAGTAGGAAGTTTAATTATATTTCCTGTACCTTGTGAAGCCATTCCATTCGGAAAATGAGTACTACAAATAGCACTTTCTGTAATGAAGACATCCTGATAAGGATCTATATTTAAGATATTATAAAACTTACTTGCATAGTTAAGTCTTTCAAGAATTTCATCTGGGATATCCCTGTGGTAAAATTTCTCATTTAGCATTCCAAAGGAAAAACTTCTCCATCTAATCCCATTATAAGGTTCTTTGTATCTTACTTGGAAAGAGAGTACTCTCTTCTCTGATCTTTGTAAATTTAGAACATAAAGATTATGAAATCTATCAGTTGCAAAATTTTCAAGAGGGAGGGATAAAATATATCTGGATTTTAAATACTTAAGAACTTCTATATCATGATCAACTGGATAAATTCCAGAAGTAAGTTTAAAAAATTCTGAAAGAGTAGGTAAGTACTTCTCTATATCATAAAGTGGTGCACCTGATGATGAAGAATAAGTTGTGGAAGTTAGAATAGATGAATCTATCTTTTTAAGGAAAGAAAGATTTATATCTTTTTCAAGTGAGAAATCTTTAACAAAAGAGTAGAGATTCTTTACTGTGTTACAATTAAAACATTTGAAGAAAATAAAAGATTTAAAATATAGCCAACCTCTCTTCTTCTTAGAATCTCTGCGAGAATCCATGCAATATGGACATGCAAAATTCATATTCTTTCCTCTCTTTTGAATATCTTGCTTATCTTTATCCTGAGAAAAAATTTCTTTAAGTCTTTCACTTAGATTTCTTTCAAGATACTCATAGAGTTTTGAGTTATCTCCAGTAGAGAAATCTTCTATATCGTAGTTAAATTCCATTTTCTTTTTTAAAATTTTCTATTCTTTCAAGTGAAAGTGAGTGATAAGACTCAGAAATTTCAGAACCTATCCATTTTCTTCCTGTTATAATAGAAGCAATTGCAGTAGTCCCTGTTCCCATAAATGGATCGTATACAAGTTCCGCAGGTTTTGAAAATCTATCAATAAGTTTTACAGCAAGGTCGATAGGCATACCTGCAGAATGTGTACCTGTATATTGCTTATTATTTTTAATATCTGTCCAAACATCATTAACTGTTCCTCTTTCAAAGTTAAAATTTGAGAATTTTCTACCTACAGGAGAAATGGAATCAAACATAATAATAAGTTCTGATCCTCTATTTAGAACTCCTACTCCGATAGCAGGTTGTGGATTTGGTTTGCTCCATACAATTATATCTTTTATATCCTCTACAAACTCTCCAATGATTTTAAATAGACTACTTTTATTCCCTGTTGTAATCATTATATTATAAGCAACCTGCTTACTTATTCTAAGCATTTCTCTTATAGCAGAAGAATGAAAAGCATAGTAATCATCTGGCTTCATAAAGTCTTCAAAGTCAGCATATTTCTTTGCAATTCCATTTGCTGAACCCTCTGATCTTTTTACAACTTTACCTTTTGTAATTTTTCCAAGTAAATTGTAAGGTGGAGAAGTGACTATAAGATCGATTTCTTTATCTCCTATCCTACGCATTGTATCCATGCAGGATTCAAGGTATATCTTTGAGTATTCCATTTTTATATTTCTTTAAAATAATGTAGTTTTATCTTTTGGGGAGTAGATGATACGAACACCTCCTTTTATTTCTTTAAGTGAGCAGGTAATCATATCTTTTGAGAGTTTTTCTATATCCTCCTTGCTTCCTACAAGCATATGAGGATCTACACAAATTATACACTCTTTATCTTTAATAATTTGCATATCCAGATGTCCAATTTTATTTTCAAGTTCTCTTTTTACTTTAAGAAAAGAACCAGATATCTTCTCAGTTTGCTTTGTATAGAAATTAAGAATTTCTTCTATTTCTTTCTTCTTTGAAGTAGGAGATGAGAATTTGTATTCCTTAGGACTGAACACAAGACCCAAATTTTTAAGTTCTGTAAAAGATGCTGAGTAATAGTCTTGTGGAGTGAGGTAGAATGTTTTACCTTTTTCTATAACTTCCCAATATTCTTTATTTGGAAGTCCTTTTACGCCGAACGCTTTCATTTTCTTATAAAAAATAAAAATGTGGGAACTTCTATAAAAAGAAAATTCCCACACGAATTTAAAAATAAAATAGTATGTTTTTCTTTTAATTATAATATCTTGCTATAAGAGTATCTTTTATCTTTGGTACAAGAATTTTAAAGATTTCATCTTTTATACCCTCTGGGGAACAAGTCCAAGCAGGATCTCCTGGTTTCTGCATTACTTTTGTACTTAAAGGCTTTCCATCTCTGACCTCTGTAGCCAGTACAACTGCAAAAATTCTACCCTGGTCAAGTATTGTACCTGGATATTCAGAATTTCTAAGATTGTCATATGAAATACTGTCAAGTTCCAAGTTTAAATCAATGATATGTTTAATTTTTGGTTTAAGTTCTGTACAAACAGTTGCAGACTGAATCGTAGAACCTTTCCAATCAAAGAAGAAATGTACAGTATCAAGTCTAATATATGAAGTGTTTTCCATAAGGATTTTTATTTTTTATTTATGATATTTTCTCCAAGAGCATGTCCAAGAAGTTTATAAAGCATATATGCTGTATTCTTTCTTATAGAAAATTTAGTAAGTAGAGCATCGTGTTCCTTAGAATAAGTAGAAGCACATCTATTTTTTACTTTTCCATCAGAGTCATAGATTTCATCACTCGAAAGTCCTTCAAGTCCAAGAATGAAATAAACAGAGTCTTCTACTGCTTTAAGTTCTACTTTTGAAGTTATGCCATCCTGCTCATATTCTCCTTTTATATGAGTATTATCATTTCTGTAGCCTGTAATTGTATAATGCGTGGGATCTAAGTGTTTGATATCTGATAATGTAACAAGTTTGATATCTGAGTTCATATCTATGTTATGTACATCTTCTACATCAAAGATACCTACAAATGTTCCATCTTCTTCTCCTTTACCTACAATTACAACTTCTTTGTAATCTTCATTTTCTGATTTTCTTCCAAGCATTACAGCAGGGAATTTTCTAACTTTAACTTTATTTTTCATTTTTTTAAAGATTTTTAGTAAGTTTTATAATTTCTAAAATATCCATTTCTGAAAGATTTTTTCCACTCTGCAAATCATCTCCCAAGATTCTAATTTTTTGAATTATATCTCTTGAAAGTACACATGTTCCAAGTGTACCTGTAAATTTTCTTACAGTAATACTCATTTCAGTTGTAGAAAGATGTCCAATAGATGTCACTTTTGCAAGAGTATGATTATAATACAGGAGTGTTCCAACTCTTACATCATCTATGGTACTATCTCCAACTTTATCAAAGTACCTAAGTATTGCTTGTGTTCTTGTCATATTTTTAAAATAAAGGATTTAAAATAATAAGTCCAGGTTTTATCTCTGGAATACCAAGTACAGATAGAATATTGTTTACAGGATTAAGTATCATCTTCTTAAATTGAGCATCTGTATCTACAGGAGGAAGTATTTCTTGTGGAATCGTTCCAACAGGAAATCCAAAAACTCCAACTTGATCTTTACAAAGATAGTATTGAATCTTGGTACCATTCTTGATATTGGTATACTGAAATTTATGATTTGAATTATGAAGCCTGTAGTTATAATTGATACTGGCTTTTATATGCATTGGTGTTCTATCCATATATTCAATAGCAGTAGTATCATTGATGACATATTTGTTATATCCATTAACTCTGACAGCCTCAGAAATCTGATCAATAGAGATTACAGAGAACTCAGTTTTTATTCTTTTTAGCATTGAATGAATTTCTTGTACTCTGATTTCATCTGTACTCATGACATAAGAGATCATCTCTTTAATTTTATTCCGTACAAATTCTGGAAATGATTGCTTGTTGGCTTCTATTCCTTTAATCTGTATATCAGACATAGACTCTTTAATTACTCCATCATCCCATATCGGGTCTTTAATGTAATGTTTCTTTCCAGTCCAAAAACAGGCTTTATTAATCTGTTCAAGTGAAAGTTTGAAAGATTTAGAACCATCTTGCTTAGTCTTTATTCCTCCATAAGATGCTACAAAATCATCAAGTTTATCTTCTACATACTTCTTAAATCTATTTTGCCAACACAGGAGTGTAACTTTAATAATTACATCATCTATCTTTTTATCTACATCAAGAGAATCCAGAATTGGATCTACTGTAAACATTACAGAGTCTGTATCTGCATATTTAACTGCATTGTAAGTGACAGGTTTTGGATCTTCTTTAAAGTTGTACCCTGCTTCCCTGAGTTTAGCATGGAGTTCTATATCTTTGTGCCACAGTTCTTTAAAGTAATGATTGAATATGTCATCAATTGTATACTTAATAAGTGCACGGCTTATAGAAGTTACAGAACTGGCAACATCTCTGTTGTAATTGAAGAATTTGAAGAATCCGATTGCTCCATATACTGAATTGACATAAATTTTTAGAGCCATATTCTCATTATTTGTATCAACTTGGAGTCTTTCAAGTCTTTCAATTTCTTTTTCTATTTCTTCTCTTGTATAAGAGTTTCCCTCTTTAAAGGTAGAATAATTAAGTTTCTGTTTAATTTCAAAGTCCATAAAAATAATATACAGAGCAAAATATAGAATGTTTCACATATAAAAACATAAACACCTTACATATGATAATATTTCTATGAGAAAGATAAGAAAAAGTGTATATGATATAAGTAGACTTCTTAGACTTATAGGGAGTTCTATTCGGGAAGATGATAAAGTATTCTGTCCAGAAGAGATTGTAAACTCTGTAATTGAAAAAGATAAAATGAAAGAATTTACAAGAGGAAACATTTATACTTATATGAAACATCTTTCAGAGATTGGATACCTGGCAAAAATAGGACATGGAAAATATCTTCCATTTAAGAAAATTTCCATTACAGAAAGAAAACTTAAAAATACAGTAGATGAAATCTTTACTCAGAAACATAAAATTATCTCACATACACTTCTTTCAAATATCATTCCTAAAATAGAAAAGATTATTATAAAGAAGAAAGAAGACAAAAATAAGTCATCTTATCTTTTTGTATCTTCTATGGACAGATATCTCATTTACTCACTTGATGAGAAGAAGATTATAAAGAGAGCAGATATAAAAGACTTGCATATTCTTGAATTTGGAAATTTTATAGAAAGACTTTGGTTAAATTTAAAAATAGAAATTAGTTATGATGACAAAAATAATAAGTGGATTTCCAGGAGTTGGAAAATCACATCTTGGAAAGAGATCAGATAATGAAGTCAAAGTTCTTGATCTCGAAAGTAGCAACTTTAAAGGAGAGAACAGATGGGAAGATTATAAGAGTGAAATAGAAAATCAAGTAGGAAAAGTAGATGTTCTATTTGTCTCTTCCCACAAGGAGACCAGAAAGATTCTTTCAGAACTTGGATTTAATTTTTACCTGGTTTATCCAGATAGAAGTCTTAAAGATGAGTACCTTAGAAGATACAGAGAAAGAGGTAGTTCTGAGGAATTTATCGATATGATGGATAAAAATTTTGACCTTTTTATAGATTCCATAGAGAATGAAGAAGTAAGATGTGCAAAGATTAAACTTACTGGAGAAAATGAATACCTGGATTCTTTCCTTAATTTTATGAACTTTTTAGATGTACTTAAAGAAAATGAAAAATAAAGACTATTATTCTGTAAATCTTAGAGAACTTGCAGAGATTTATAAAGATAACAAGAGAACACTCTCTGCTATAAGAAGTCTTGATGGTGGAGATCCTACCCACTTAAAGAGAATAGAAGATGAAAATAAAGAGATTCTTGAAGCATTTCAGACAAGAAAGCAGACAAGAATGACTCAACTAAGTGAACAGATTACTCTCTTGCAAATGGAACTCTCTAAAATAGAAAAACTTTCGCTCGATAATTTATTTGAATATTATCCATGATACTTAGACCTTACCAAGAAATAGACCTTAAAAATATAGTTTCTCTCCTTGAATCTGGAGAGAAACTTGTATATAGACTCGATACAGGAGGTGGAAAGACTATTGTTCTTACCCATGTTATAAAAGACCATCTTAAGAAAGGTGGAAAAACTTTGGTTCTTGCACATAGAGAAAGACTCCTTTCACAAATGAAAGATAGACTCTCAGACATAGGCATAGATTCTAAAATTCTTATGAAAAATGAAGAAATAGAAGAAAATGACAAAGTCCTGCTTTCTACTATGCAGAGTGCCTCTATGGACAAAAGACTTGAAAAACTTTCTCATTTTTCTCCTACTCTTGTTGTTATAGATGAATGCCATAGATCAGTATCAAATTCTTACAAGAAAATTTTAAATGTTTTACTTACAGATAAATGTTCACTTCTTGGAGTAACTGCTACACCAAATAGACTTGATGGTACATCTCTTTCAGACATTTACACTTTCCTACTTGAAAGTAGCATATCAAGAGAAGAACTCATTAAACAGGGTTATCTTCTTGATGTCGATTATCTGTCTTCTCCACCTGTTGATTACTCTACTGTAAAGAAAAATAAAAATGGAGAATTTTTACTTACAGGACTTGAAGATAAAATTGATACAGAAAGTAATACAGAAAAGATTGTAAAATCTTTTAAAAAATATGGAGGAAATAAGAGTACTATTGTTTTTGCCATAAGCATAAAACATGCAAAGAATTTAAAAGAAGCATTTGTGAAAAATGGATATACAGCCGAAGTTCTTTCTATAGAAGTTAAAGAAGATGAAAGGCAGAGGATTCTCTTAGAGTTCTCAAAAACTATTCAAATTCTTATCTGTGTAGAAATTCTTACAGAGGGTATAGATCTTCCAGAGTGTGAATGTGTACTTCTTTGTAGACCTACACAATCTCTTGCTCTCTATTTACAAATGGTAGGTCGTGCACTTAGACCAAATGGAAAAATGGAAAAAGCACAGATTCTTGATCCAATTGGAATGCTTCACTTACATGGACATCCAAATGACAGACAGAAATGGTCTCTTTATGGACAAGTTGTACCTCGAAATATTCCAAAGATTGTAATTGGAGATAAGGAGTACAAGAGAGGTGTAGAACTTGAATGTTCTCCTATAGAAAATATAACTTCTGATGAATACTTCTCTGAAAGCAAAGAGATACTTTCTGTACTTTCTGATTCTACCATAAAGATTAAAGGTGCTACGGTTATAGAAATTACAAAGAAGATACTTTCGGATGCTCAGGTAAATGATTTTGAAATTGACTACTACCTTACAAATAGTACAAGATGTTATCTAAAATCAAAAACTCTTGGAAATTTCTATATAGAACTTGCGAAAGGAATACTTCCAAATGTAATATCTTATCCAGAGATGATGGAAAATATAGAGGAATGTATAACTTCTATGGAGAGATATGTGATCATAGGTAGAATTTCAGAAGTTATCTTAAAAAATAGACTTAAGTATGCAAGTTTTATAAGTCATCAAAGTACAGAAATAGATGATAAACAACTTTCAAAAGGAATAGCATGGCTTAGAGAATCTCTTCAGGATGAACTTGAATCTTATATTTCATCTCTTCTTTCTGTTTATAAGAAAATAAAAATAAGTGTTCATGGAGAAAATTTGAATATAAGCAGATTTGTTCCTATAAGTTACAGAGAAAATGTAAATACCTGGTCATTCATTCTTATAGGAAGTAAATTTCTTAAAAAGAGTATGGTTACTATTGTAAATGAAAATCTTGATCAGAAGATTCCTATGAATATGTACAGGGAAGAACTTCTTGAAATCTTTTTAAAACTTGGAAAAACTATCTCTTTCCACCTTGTAGAAAGTAGATAACAAAACTTTAAAAAGATGACTTGTGAAGAACTTCAACACTTAGCAGAAAAAGAACAGAAAATTTCTCCACCATATAAAATTCTTTTACATGAAGATGAAAATGTGGTGGAAGTCTCTTTCTTGTCAGTAAGTGATAAACTTCTCTGTAAATATAAGTACTTTAAGAAAAGAGAGAATATAAAAATTACAAGAAATGAGAAGAACTCTAAATGAGAATACAATTATACTTTCCAAAAAGAAATACAAAGAAATAATAAGCAGAGTACTCGAGCAGAGTACCTCAGACATAGGTGTTTTCCTTTCAGATGAAATCTTTGAAATTGCTCAGAAACAGATAAAAATAAAATGGAAAAGTACCCATGTAGTACTTACAGGTAGCGTAGGTACAGGAGTAGTCTCCTCTACACTTAAAGCAGGAGAACCTATTTTAATATCTAAGCTTTATAAAGAAGTTGGGAGAATATACAGAGAAACACTCGACAAATATACACTTAGTCTTTATATTCCAATTTCCAAATTTGAAATAGAAAGACTTGAACTTTTAAGGATTCTTCTTGGTAGCAGTACTCTTGAACTTATGAGTGATATTCAACTTATTGGTGTTCCTTTGGAAATTGATACAACATCACTCAGAGACTATGTTCTTGAAAGAAATAGAGTAGGTACTGTTGTGCAAAGTCTAATCTCTAAAGGTTATATAAGAAAGCATAAAAATCTTAGGTACTCAATTACTGCAAGTGGATATAAATATTACACTCTAAAGAAGCATCATCTTACTACTATAATGCCTCCAACTTCTTCATTTCTTACACCTACTGTAATCTCTTCTATATCTTCGGTAGTTAAAGCATCTATTTCATCTACCATACGGAAGATGGGTATGGAACTTGAACTTTCAGAGGTTGTAGAACACAAAAATAAAATAGAACTTAAGATTTTCATATCTCCCACAGATATAACAGGTGGAGAGGTCTTTTGGAGAGGTAAATGGTACAGGATTCTTGGAGAACTTGGAGGTAGAGCAGTTCTTCAAGGTAAGAAGAACATGGAACATTTAACGCTCAGTCTTTCTACTTTAAAAAGACTTGATATAAAAAAGAGAGGAGATAAGTAGTAAGATCTCCTCTCTCAAATTTAATAAATTATAAAACATGAAAAATTCAAAGGTCTTTGATTTCTGGGTAAGTAAACATAAATTTAACATCCAGAGTTTCCCAATTTACTTTTGGTCTGTTATCTATTTGGAAGCAAGGTGCTGTTTTATCATACTTTGATGCCATGTAAAAGAACAAACTAAGTGGATGGACTTTAAAATCTACAAAAGTATCCTCGAGAAAATTAAAACTTCTACTTCTCTTTGACATGTCAAGTGTCCATCTTTCAGAAAGTATTCCACCATAGCCCGAAGTTTCAAAGTCCCAATCCTCGAGTCTACCATATCTTCTTTCAAATTCTTTATCTGGAATAACACATATAATATCTATATCTCTTGGACTTTCTTTACTTGGATTCATATGTGAACCTACAAGGAAGCAGTAACCATTATAATACTGAGAAAGTCTATGACAGGCAAACCTAAGTGGATGCATTCTTTCTATTGGAAATTTAAGTTTTTTGCTCATTACCAACCTCTTATTATTTTAAGAATTGTTTTTATTTCTCTTTCTTCACTTCTGTAAATGTAAGTAGAGTAGTTATACTCCATTCTTACACTTATATCATCTTCATGTACATACAAATATTTAACTTTTCTACCTGTTGGACTTTCAAGGATTATCTCTTTTGGAATAGATTCAAGAACATATCCAGTACCTCTAAGAAAATCTGAGTATGTTATTTTGATTTCATTTTCTTTCTTATCAAAGTTTTTACTTTCTATTTTATAAGATACAGATTTTATATTTCTATCAACTTGAATATCATCAGAAAGTATAATACCACCACTTGTTCTTATAATGTCATAGTATCCCTGTCTATGTCTTCTACTTTCAAATCTTACAGTTTGATACTTAATCTTTCCCTCTTTATC